ATTTTCCAGAAAATTTAAGACAAGTAATTATTAAAATATTTTCTAAGGAGTATTACGAAATGCCTGAACCTGAAGTTGTAACAAAGCCAGAATATCTACACAATAATATGCCTCCTTTATTGGAAGCCTCTCTCAATCCCGATGGTACTGGTGGCACTGAGATTATGGGTCGTGCATGGCAAGACTTAGTTCTTCCTGCTGCTCCTGACCTTGCTGATTGGCACTGGTGTGTAATACCTGGTGATAATGTAATTGCACCTGATAGTTCAAATATTGTTTGGTTGCACCCCCATCATAGAGAAGAAGGTCTTGAACAGTTAATGGATAAGCAGTTCCAAAAACATTTCAAGGCATATGTGTTTGTTTCTGATTGGCAGTATGAAAGATTTGGAGAAAAATTTCAACTTCCAATGGAAAAATGTTATGTTTTAAAGAATGCTATTCATCCATTTAAACCTCATAAAAAACCAGAAGGAAAACTTCAATTAATGTTCCATCCTAATCCAATTCGTGGACTGGATATTCTTTTGGATGCAATTAAACTTATTCCTGAAGAAGATTTTGACTTGCATATTTTTCATGAAATTGATCCTGATGAAAGAAAGAAACAATATGCGGAAGGATTACAGACTTATGAATATTCACATGTTAATGTGCAGGAGGAACAGTTTCTTCGTTACTGTTTAAATCTTGCTGTAAATGATAAGAGAGTTGTTCGCCATACAAGAACAAATAATTCTAAAGTTCGTGAGCAACTTATGAATACACATATCTTTGCTTATCCCTCTTATTTTGAAGAAACTTCTTGTATTTGTATGATTGAAGCACTTGCTGCTGGTTGCTCAGTGGTTACTAGTAATCTTGCAGTGCTTCCCGAAACTTCTTTAGGATTTGCTCGTCTTTATGGTTATATTCCTGATCGTCAAAAGCACATTGAAAGGTTTGCTAGGGAACTTAAAGCAACAATTACAGAATACCGAAACGGACAATTTGATAACACTGTTCAAGTGCAGGTAATAAATAATTATTACAGTTGGGATACGAGAATCCAAGACTGGATTAAATTTTCAAAAAATCTTTGGAGAAAAGGATAAATGGAAACAAAATCTGAAATACTTACAATGCCTTTAATGCATGTCTATCATCTGACTCATGATGGTATGAATACTGGTTATACTCTTGAAGAAGTAACTCAAATGATAGCAGAACACGGTTCTGATCATAAAATAGAAATCACAGTTACAATTCCTATTCAAGAAATTGTAGAAGAAACTACAGTTCCAACAGAAGAATAAATTATTAAAGTAATAAAATACTATGAATTTTGTAAAACTTGCATTAGAAAATGGTGGATCAATTCATCCTCTTCTCATTCCTTCTTCGGATTTAAAAGGTCCGGCACTAACAAATCCTTCCATTTACAATGATAATGGAAGGATCTTAGTTAATCTTAGAAATATTAATTATACACTATATCATTCTGAAAAGAAAAAATTTGAACATAATTGGGGTCCATTAATTTATATTCATCCAGAAAATGATGTTCGTCTTCGCACAAAAAATATTATGTGCGAACTTGATGAACATATGAATATAAAATCATATCATCATATTGATACTTCAAAATTTCCAGATAAAGAATTGTGGGAATTTGTTGGATTAGAAGATGCTCGTATAGTTAGATGGGATGAAAAACTTTATATTACTGGAGTGAGAAGGGATCTTGATGCTATTGGTACGGGAAGAATGGAACTTTCCGAACTTGAATTTACTGAAAATGGGGTTAAAGAAATAAATCAATATAGAATTCCCTGTCCAGGAGAAGATAAAGAATATTGTAATAAAAATTGGATGCCAATTTTAGATATGCCATATCATTTTGTTAAATGGACAAATGGTACTGAAATAGTAAAATATGATATAAAAACAAATAAAACTGAAACAGTAATTAATAAAGAATGGAAAGATCTTGGAGCCATAGATCTAAGAGGTGGATCACAATTAATTAAATATCAAGATTATCGAATAAGTTTAAATCACGAAACATTTTTATTTAAAAGTCCCGTAGGAAGAAAGGATGGTACTTATAGACACAGGTTTATAATATGGGATAATGATTTTAATATTGTAAAAATTTCAAAAAGATTTTCATTTTTAGAAGCAGAAATTGAATTTGCAGTTGGTATTTGTGAATACGGTAATGATTATTTAATTACTTTTGGATTTCAAGATAATGCTGCTTATCTTTTAAGAGTTCCAAAAGATTTTGTAATAGAATACATTAGAGAATAACATATATAAATTATATTAATTAAATAATAAAATTTTTTATGGAAGTATCATTAATTTGTGCGTGTAAAAATAGAGTAAAACCTCTTATAGTTTCGTTATCTTCTTGGTTACTTTATGATGAAATAAAAGAAATAATTATTGTTGATTGGGATTCTGATGAATCAATTAGTTTTCTTGCCAAAATAGATAAAAGAATTAAAGTAATAAGAGTAAATCATGAAAAATATTTTAATCAACCTCAACCATTAAATCTTGCTTTGAGATTATGTTCAAAAGAAGCAGTAATAAAAGTTGATACTGATTATATTTTTAGTCCATATTTTAATTTTTTTAACAATTATACAATAGATGATGATACTTTCGTTTGTGGAGATAAGGTAGACATTCAAGAAGATAATAACATTCAATTTTACAAATATTTGAGAGGATTGTTATATGTAAAATTAAAACATTTAAATGAAATTGGTGGTTATAATGAAAATATGGGAGAATATTATGCAGGAGAAGATAGTGAAATTGAGAATAGATTGAGATTGTATGGACTGGTTGAAAAAAAAATTAATTTAGATTATACTTTAATCCATATACCCCATGAAGATCATGACAGAATTAAAAATTTTAAAGCTTTTACATATGAAAATTTAAATAATTCTATTCGCTCATCCATGCCAGATCAACCAGAATATGAATTTAAATATAATTATAATTACCTGTTAGCTCAAACTCATATAGATCAAAATATGATATCTTATTGTCAAAATATAACTCATTATTATGTTAAACCAAAAATAAATTGGAATATTATTAAAGTGGATGAACAATATTATTTTGCCGAAAAAATATGAACATTTCTTTAATATGTGCTTGTAAAAACAGAAGAGATTCATTAATTATTTCTTTAAATTCATGGTTAAAATATGATAATATAAAAGAAATAATTATTGTTGATTGGACTTCTGATAATCCAATTGATGATATTGTAAAGTTAGATTCTAGAATTAAAGTAATAAGAGTTGAAGGTCAAGAGTATTTTAATTTATCGCATCCATTAAATCTTGCTGCTGGAATTGCATCAGAAGAATATATCTTAAAAGTAGATACTGATTATATTATCAATCCTTATTATAATTTTTTTGATGATTACAATATTGAAGAAACAGAGTTTGTATCAGGAATAAAATTACCAGAAAATTTTGAACACTGGTGTGAAAAAACACAAACATATAATATTAAAATAGCAGAGTCATCTGCCGAGGAAATATTTGAATACGTTTCATCATATAGTCCTTTATTTAAATACTTAAAAGGTTTGTTATTGGTTAAAAAAAGTTATTTTGAATATATTGGGGGATATGATGAATGTATACAAAGTTATGGGTGGGAAGATGATAATATATCTGAAAGACTAAAATTATTTGGATTAACTCAAAGAAAAATAAAAAATGATTTGACTTTGATTCATATTCCACATCCAGATAAAAATAGATATCTATATTGTAAAGATTATGATCCAGAAGTTGAAAAATTTTATGAGAGTAATCTTTCAAATCGTTGGTGTGGAGATGATTTAAAGTGGCAAACTGAATACATTATTGTTCAAGATCTAATAAAGAAAAATAAAATTCTAAAAGATATTACTGATTATAGAGTCGATAATGAAACAAAATGGGAAATAGAAGAAAACCAAACTAATTATTTTTATGCTAAAATAGTAGAACAAGAGAACTTAGAAAAACATTTAATTGACAAAAATATGGAAAATAAATTGGAAGGATTTCCTCAATCTGTATGGTATGCATCTTTAGAGGAAAGTATTGAAAGAAGAGAAAATTTTGAATCCCAATGTAAAAAATATAATATAAATCCAATACCTTTAATCTCTAAAAGACTGTCAGAATCAAATGACATTATAATGGGTGAAAACGTCTATCAATTAAATGATGGGACTAAAGGGTGCTGTGTTTCTCATTTAAAAATGATAAAAGAATGGTATGAAAACACCGATGATGATTATGGATTTTTTGCAGAGGATGATTTAAGTTTTGAAACAGTTGAGTATTGGAACTTTTCTTGGGATGAATTTTTAGAAACTATTCCAGATGATGCTGACTGTGTTCAATTATTAACCATACGTGAAAATTATGATACCTTTGAATTAAGAGAAAGATATTGGAATGATTGGTCTGCAACAGCATATATTTTAACCAGGGACTATGCTAAAAAAATAATTGAAACACATATAAAAGGTGATGAATATCATTTATATGTTCCAAATAAAAATATTATGCCTTTGATTGAAAATATTATTTTTTCTAGTCAAGGAAAAACATATACTATTCCATTATTTGTTGAGGAAACAAACTTTAAATCTACTTTTATTGGGAATGATGATGATGTGAATGATGGGCAAAAAAATAATCATTACATTGCAAATAAAAAAGTTTTGTCCTGGTGGAAGTCAAAACATAAAAAAACTGATAAGTTAAATGTAGTAGATTGTTTTACATACTTTAACGAAAAGGAAATTTTTGAATTAAGAATTAATTTACTAAAAGATTATGTTGATAAGTTTATTGTAACTGAAGCAAACTATACTTTTAGTGGAATTCCCAAAGAGTATGCATTGAAAGAAACAATCAAAGAACTTGGATTACAAGATGTAAATATAGAAGTAATAGAAGTTGATTTGTCTCCAGAAAAAATTGGAGAACCAAATGGTTTTGATAATTTTTATCATCCAGGAATAGTATCAAAAGAAAGAATACAAAGAGATGCTATTTCTAGATGCTTAGAAACAAATGATTTTGATGATGATTGCGTTTTTATTGTAAGTGACTGTGATGAAATTATTAATCCAGATTATATTCCATTGATGTGCAATCATGTAAGAGGACAAAGAGACAAGATATTTAAATGTGATTTAATTCATTTTGAGGGAAGAGCAGATTATAGAGTTTATATTAAAGATACTGACATACCTTTAGAGTGGAGATACTCTTTATTTTTATGTCTTAAAGAACATATGAAAAATAACAGTTTAAATAATATTAGATCTGCTTTTCATATTCCGGGTTCAACAGAAACGCATTGTGATGGATTTCCTTTTATTTTTAATGAAAATATTGTGTGGGCTTACACTGAACCAAAAGAAGAAAATGGTCAATACATTCCTGGAAAAAGAATGAATGATATGGGATGGCATTTTAGTTGGATGGGAGATAATACAAATAGGCTATTAAAATCTCAATCATTTAGTCATGCCAATCAAAAGTTTGATCATTTAGTACATGATAAATATTCGAATGATGAAATGATAAAATTTATTGAAAATTACAAATTTGAAGAAAATAATATTCCTCCTTGTGGAAACAGCAATCATGTATTAAAATTATATCCAATAGAAAAACTACCAAAAATTATATTCGATTTACCAAGAGTAAAAAATTTCCTATTACCTGATATCGAAATAGACAAAAAAACTGACATTGAAAAATTACTCATAGATTTTTCTTTAGATACTGAAAATCCAGAACACAATTTTAATCTTGGACTTTGGTATGCAGAAAGAGGACATACTGCCCCTGCTTTATCTTATTTTTTAAGATGTGCAGAAAGAGCGATTGAATATGATAAGAATTTAGCATATGAAGCATTAATACATGGATCTCATTGCTATGATAGGCAAGGAACCAGAGACGAAAGTGTTAGATCTATGTTATGGCAAGCGCAAGTATTTCTTCCTACGAGACCAGAAGCATATTACTTATTGGCAAGATTTGCACAACGTAAAGGTTGGTGGCAAGATTGTTATATTAATAGTGATATATCTTTAAAATTATGTGATTTCGATTCTCCACCTTTGAGAACTGATGTTCAATATCCAGGAAAATATGGATTACTATATCTGAAAGCGGTTGCTGCTTGGTGGTGGGAAAAGGGAGAAGAATCTAGAGCACTTCTTCAAGAAATTAAAAATAATCATAAAATTAAAGAGGAAGATTTTCAACCTATTCAACAAATGCTTCTTGATTTAGCTACTGGGTATATTTCAGAAGATGAAATTAAGTATCGTAAAAATGTAGGTAAAAAATTAAGATTTGATTTTGAAGGATCTGAAAAAATTGAAAAAAATTATTCACAATCATTCCAAGATCTGTTTATTTTAACAGCGTTAAATGGAAAACGTAATGGATTGTATTTGGAAATAGGTGCACAAGAACCCTTTTATCAAAACAATACCGCACTATTAGAAACTGAATTTAATTGGGATGGAATTTCTATAGAAATAAAAGAAAATCTTTGTAAGATGTTTTCTGAACAGAGAAAAAATAAAATTATATGTGCAGATGCTACACAAGTAGATTACTTGAATATTTTAAATGAATTTGACAAGGGCACAGTATTCGACTATCTTCAGTTAGATTGTGAACCATCCGAAGTTACTTATCAAATTTTATTAAAAATTCCATTTGAAACATATAAATTTGCAATCATAACTTATGAGCATGATCACTATGTAGATCTTACAAATTCTTATAGGTCTAAATCAAGAGAATATTTGGAAAGTAAAGGATATAAATTACTTGTAGCAAATGTCTCACCCAATGAGTGTAGTTCATTTGAAGATTGGTGGTATCATCCTGACTTATTAGATCCTGAAACTGTTCAAAAATTAGAACATATTAGTGAAGTCACAGATATTAGATCCTACATGTTTCAAAGTTAAATAAGTTTTAAGAAAATTATGAATTTTACAGTTTATTCAAAAGAAAATTGTCCATATTGCACAAAAATCAAACAAGTGCTAGAATTATCTGAGTGTAAGCACGTTATTTACACTTTGGATCAGGACTTTACCGGAGAAGAATTTTATGCCGAATTTGGTGAAGGATCCACATTTCCACAAGTAATTTGCAATGATACCAAATTGGGAGGGTGTGTTGACACAATCAAATTCCTCAAAGAACAACAAATTGTTTGATGATACTATAAATACAAATAAGAACCCGAATCTCAATCGGGGTATTGAACTTATTCTTAATGGAGGTAAAAGAAAGCAAACGTATCCTTTCCACATCATCTTTGAAAAGATGGTTTGCTTTCTAAAACGGGAGGTAACCATCTATGTTGAATTTTCTTTCAACATAAGAAAAAAATAGTAGTTTCCCGGAGAAAAAAATGTTAGCAGTCAGTCTAGTATTTGGTTCATTTTTAACAATTTTGTTTCTTATAGTGGGACTTATAGGTGGATGGGTTGCTAGAGAATACATGATGAACTATCGGGAAATTCCAAGACCTCACCCCGAAATGTTTGATGGACAAGGGAATTTAATTCCAGATGAGGTAATTGCATTTAATTTTGAAAACTATCATGACTACAACGACACAGAAGAAGACGACGACGAAATCTAAACCATCAGTTACGACTGAAAAGAAAGATTCACCTATTGCAGAATTGCCTTCAAATCCTTTTGTATTTGAAGTCTTTAATTTAGCAATGAAGCAAAAAAGTATTGCTAAAAAAGTAGAAGTTCTACAAAAATATTCGCATCCTTCTATTCAAACCCTTTTTGTTTGGAATTTTGATGAGAGTATTGTTTCTGCACTTCCTGTAGGGGAAGTTCCTTATGCAAGTGTTGGGGAACAAAATTCTTTCAGTGGAACAATTACTGAAAAAATTGATGATGCTGTTTATAAAATGAAAGAACTTGGATCAAATTCTCTTGGATCCCAAGATCAAGGTCGTTCTTCTATCCGCAAAGAATATCAAAAGTTTTATAATTTTGTTAAGGGTGGAAATGATTCATTGAGTTCTCTTCGTAGAGAAACAATGTTTATTAACTTACTTCAAGGATTACATCCTCTTGAGGCTGAAATTTTATGTCTTGTAAAAGATAAGAAGTTAGAAACAAAATATAAGATCACTAAAGAAATTGCAAGTCAATCATATCCCAATATTCAATGGGGAGGACGTTCTTGAGTATGAGTAAACTTAGTGATGTAATTGATAAAGCACAAAGTACAGAAAAGCATATGGATACTTGGACACCTGCAGAAAAAGAAAATTGTAAGTCACGCTACGGGTGTGAAATACTAATTCAGGGTGGGTCTTATGCTGAAGTTTGTACTAAAGATGCTCCTAATGACGCATATATTATTAAGTATATGATTGATGATAAGATTTGCTTTGATCTTACTCGTGGTGGAAAAATTAAATTGTTTGATATGTATTGGGATAAGTTTCGTGAGAATGTAAAGAGCATTGACTTTGGGTATGGGAGAGTCAATCCAAAACTCTGGGGATATAAGTCACCCGAAAAGAAAAAGAGAAAGTGATTTACCATATGCCGGGAAAAAATCCCGGCAATTTTTTTGCCTCCTTAAGATTTTATAATAAATAATAGTGCTCTAATAAGGTCGCACTTTTAGAGAAGGGTGGAGAAATCCACCCTATTTTATTATAAATACTATTGCGACCTTAATTTAGAAGCAGATGGAATACTATACTTACGCATATTTGCGTGAAGACGGAACTCCTTATTATATTGGTAAGGGAAGAAATAATCGTGCTTATAGTGGAGATTGTAAATCTGTAAAAGTTCCTCCTAAAGATAGAATACTTTTTTTAAAAATGGGTTTAACTGAAGAAGATGCTTTTAAGCATGAAATTTATATGATAAACATTTTGGGACGTAAAGATATTGGAACTGGTATTTTAAGAAATTTAACCGATGGGGGAGAAGGATTTTCTTCTAAACAAATGTCTATTTTTTGGGAAAAAAGAAGAAAAAGAAAATTAGAACTAGAAATGAAAAAGTGGAGAAAAGAATATGATAAAGGTGCTATTTGGAGGCAAAAGAATAGAGAGGTTTTTGACGATTTGATAAGAAATGTTGTTAATAATAGGGAATTTGTGTATAATATTGATACGATTTAGTATTTAATGTTACAATTTTAAAAGATAACTTGTCTATATAAATGCAATAGGTCTATAATGACCTTACGTTCATCTGAAATATCAGACGGAAGTAAGCCGACGCGGAACGGATCGTTCATTCGCTATTTGCAAATAGCGAACGCAAACGCCGACTGAAGGAACGCTCTTTAACCTAAACCATTAAGGAGAACCCTAATGTCAAAAGTAGTATATCGTGGTGTTGAATATGACACTCAAAAGCGTATTGAATACCAACAGCAAATGATGCAACAACCCCAACAATACGACGAAACCTATCGTGGTGTTAAGTTTGTAAAGGAGGGACACAAATGAACACTTACTTCGTTCGTTACTTAAAGAAAAAGGCAAAGAAGGAAACCCTTCTTAAAATTGCACAATTGAATATGGCAAAGCAACCGCAAATTGCTTGATGTAAAGGAGGGATTGATTCCCTCCTTTTTTTATGTTATGATGTGGAGAGACAATAGTATCTTATGGACAAAGACAAACTAAAACTTATCGTCCGTAATCTTGAACTGTTGGTTGATTCTCTGAAAGCAGAAGTTTATTCTGATGCTTCTGCTTATAAACACATAGAACCAGAGGTTAGAAAAAGACCACTTTTAGATTACGACGAAATATTTGAGGATTCTGATTTAGATGACTAACAGAGCAAGAGAACTTGTAAAATTGCTTGAAAGAATGACAAAACAAGAACACTTATATTCGGCAGAGCAATTGATAGAAATGAAAAAACAATTGCGAGTTGTGAAAGAAGAACTTGCAGAACTTGAAACAAAAACATCAAAAGGATTTGGAAAAAAATGACAGTAAAACTTATTTCGGTAACGCCTGATGCAGAAAAGACAATGGCATACATTGCTAGAGTTAGTAATCCTGCGAATCAAGACAACGAAAACTATTCCAAGTTGCTTGCTTATTGTATTAAGCATAATCATTGGTCTGTTTTTGAACAGTCTTTTATGACTCTTGAAATTGAAACGACTCGTGGAATTGCGGCTCAAATCCTTCGCCATCGTTCGTTTACATATCAAGAGTTTTCACAACGCTACGCAGACTCTTCTTTGTTGAGTGATTATATTCCTGTGCCCGAACTTCGTCGTCAGGACACTAAGAATCGTCAGAACTCCATTGATGATATTCCAGAGTATGAAAAACTGACTTTGCAGAAGATTAATGATCATTTTAAGGAGTCTATGCAACTCTACAAGGAACTTCTTGATAAGGGAGTAGCAAAAGAGTGTGCGAGGTTTGTATTGCCCTTGGCAACGCCCACACGCATCTATATGACGGGTTCTTGCCGTTCGTGGATAACCTATATTGCTCTCCGAGAAAAGTCAGGAACTCAACGAGAACATATGAATATTGCGAAAGCGTGTAAAGCAGTTTTTGCTGAACAGTTTCCTATTTGTTATGAAGCACTTGGTGGTGAAGCAGATTGGGTGATATAGTGTATCCATAAATAAATTATCTTGAATTCTTAACTTATGGCAATTTATCCTATTATTCATAAAGAAACTGGTGAAACAAAGGTTGTTGAAATGAGTGTCAACGACATTATGCAATGGTATAAAGATAATCCTGAATGGACCCGCGATTGGTCACAAGGATGTGCCACTCCTGGAGAAGTTGGAGATTGGAAAAATAAATTAATCTCCAAAAATCCTGGATGGAATGATGTATTAGATCGTGCATCAAAAACTCCTGGTTCAACTGTAAAAAAAATCTAGTATGACAAGAAAAAGAAGGACGAATGACCAACCAATTGGTGTTGGTTTAACAACCCGTCAAATGAAGCGTAGAAAACCACTTAGTTCTGATTATTTGATTGATATTGATCCTCTTACTGATAATCAGAAAAAACTTTTTGACTCATATGCTAATCAAAAACATTTAGTCGCATATGGTTGTGCTGGAACAGGTAAAACTTTTATTACACTTTATAATGCACTAAAAGAAGTTTTGAATGAAAAATCCCCTTATGAAAAAGTTTATATTGTTCGTTCACTAGTAGCAACCCGCGAAATTGGGTTTCTTCCAGGAACATATGATGACAAATCAGATATTTACCAAATTCCATATAAGAATATGGTAAAATATATGTTTCAGATGTCATCCGAATCTGACTTTGAGATGCTCTATGGTAATCTTAAATCACAGGAAACTATTAAGTTCTGGAGCACCTCATTCTTAAGAGGTACTACGCTTGATAATTCAATTATTATTGTGGATGAATTTCAAAACTGTACGAGTCATGAATTAGATTCAATCATTACACGTATTGGAGAAAATTCTAAGATTATGTTTTGTGGTGATGCAACTCAATCAGACCTTGTAAAAACTAATGATCGTAATGGTATTGTAGATTTTATGTCTATCTTGCGTAAGATGCCATCATTTGATATAATTGAATTTGGTGTTGATGATATTGTTCGTTCCGGACTTGTCAAAGAATACATTATTGCAAAAATGGAAGCAGGATTTTAATGTTCAATCATATTGATGTGAATCTCCCAAAACTTGAACGGGAGACTATAGATGGTGTTCGATATTATAAAATTCCAGATGAAGAAGAACTTCTCCGTTTAGTTTCTATTACTTCTGTTACAAGTCATAAAAATCGTCAGTTTTTTGCAAACTGGCGTAAAAAAGTGGGTGAGGAAGAAGCAGATAAGATTACACGGCAGGCAACTAGTCGTGGAACTGATATGCATACTCTGGTAGAATATCATCTTAAAAATGAGAATCTACCAGGAGTTCAACCTTTATCGGAATTTTTATTTAAAATTGCCAAACCAGATTTAAATCGTATAAATAATGTTTATACTCTTGAAGGTTCCCTGTACAGCAAAGTTCTTGGAGTAGCGGGAACAGTAGATTGTATTGCAGAGTTTGATGGCGAATTAGCAATAATCGACTTTAAAACATCTAAAAAACCAAAACCACGGGAGTGGATTGAACATTATTTTGTTCAATGCGTTGCTTATGCCTGTATGTTTTATGAACTAACAGGTATTCCCGTCAAAAAACTTGTAATTATTATGGCTTGCGAAAATGGAGAATGCGTTGTTTATGAAGAAAGAGACAAATCAAAGTACATCAAACTACTCACCGAATACATTAGAGAGTTTGTTAGAGATAAATTGGAATCATATGGAAAAAAATAAAGAATTAGAACAAGCAATACAAAATAAGTTTCTCACACCTTCTAAATTCGCTTTAGAAATTGAACATATTGTGGCAACTGAAAATTTTAATTATATTGATGCAATTGTACACTATTGTGAAATCAATGGACTTGAAGTAGAATCAGTAACGAAACTTATTTCAAAGCCTTTGAAAGAAAGGTTGAAGTGGGACGCAACTCGTCTTAACTTTATGAAAAAAACATCGCGTGCTAAATTGCCTTTATGATCGTGACTCCCTTTGAAACCTATCAACATTATTTGTCACTTAAAAATCATTTTACAAATCCAAAATACGACTTCTTTAAATATGGTGCAAAGACTCGTGCCAGTGTAACTTCTTTTAATAAAAGAAAGGATAAATATTGGTTTGAAAAGACATCAAGAAAGTATTCTGATAAAGAAGTCGTAGATTTTCTTGTATCAAACTTTGTATCAGCAGACAACCCACAGAACTTATGGATTGGAGAGATTATCAATTCTGGAGAAAGGACTTACGCAGATTGGATGCGAAGACAACAGAGTTTGACTTACTTATTCAAGGAGCAAAGCAACGAATTGTTCTTGGAAACAAAATTAGAGGATGCCTTGAATTGTTCCAAAGGTCATCCACCAATCCTCAAAAAGTTTCTAAGCGGGCAACTATCGCTAGAAACTTTAACAATATACGAAAAAATATTCCATTTTTCAAATAAGTTTGACCAAAAACTTTTGGACCCAGTGTGGGAGACCGTAAGTTTGAAAATTCGGAAATATATGCCATTCATAAATATTGACGTGTTCTCCTATAAGAAAATTTTACGGGAAATTATCAATGAGTAGTTTTTTCGATTCTGATATTATACAATATGAACTAAAAGAAATTAATAAACTGCAAGAAAAAATATACGGAAGTATTCTTACTTTTGGTATGATGGACCGTGAAACAAAACTAGAACACATTGAAAAACTTGAACTCTTGCTAGAAAAGCAAAGAGTGATGTATACTAGGTTATCTCTCTCAGACGACCCAAAAGCGGTTGAGATGAAAGAGAATCTTCGCAAGTCAGTTGCTTTGATGGGTTTTCCACCAGAAACTGATATGCAAGTTTTATTCACTAGTATGACAAAGACAATTGAATCGCTCAAGAAGTACCTTGACTGATCCCCAAAACTCTGTTATACTATCCGAGTAATCCCCCGAATCCAATTTATCCGAGGTATCTAAATGGCATTTGCCGATCTTAAAAAACAATCCAAACTTGGTTCTCTCACCGAAAAACTGGTGAAAGAAGTCGAAAAAATGAATAGTTCTGGCAGTTCTTCCGATGATCGCGTATGGAAGTTAGACTGTGATAAGAGTGGGAATGGATATGCAGTAATCCGATTCCTTCCTGCTCCCGATGGAGAAGATCTTCCTTTTGTGAAAGTATATTCCCACGCATTCCAAGGCCCTGGTGGTTGGTTGATTGACAACTGCCTGACAAGTATCAATCAAAAGTGTCCCGTCTGTGAGCACAACTCTGGTCTCTGGAACAATGGTACTGATGCTGGTAAAGAAGTTGCTCGTAAGCAGAAGCGCAAACTGACCTATGTGTCTAACATCTATGTGGTAAAGGATCCTACTAATCCTTCCAATGAGGGTAAGGTGTTCCTCTTCAAGTACGGTAAGAAAATCTTTGATAAGATTACCGAAGCAATGCAACCTGAGTTTGAAGATGAATCTCCAATCGACCCCTTTGACTTCTGGCAAGGTGCTAACTTCAAACTGAAGGCAAAGAACGTTGCTGGTTATCGTAACTATGATTCCAGTGAATTTGCTTCTCAAAGTGCTCTTTTGGATGATGATGATGCAATGGAAGCAATCTGGAAGAAGCAGTATTCTCTCGCAGATTTCATGTCTCCTAGTGAATTCAAGACTTATGAGGAACTGAAAAAGCGTCTTAGTTCTGTTCTTGGAACCAAGAATACACGTATTGCTGAAGAAGTTGAAGATGAAGATGATTATCGCGGTTCTACAAAAGAACTTGATGATGACCTTCGCTCTGAACTCGACAATCTGAAACCCACACGATCTGCTCCTGCACCTGCGGAAGACGATGATGACGATGCACTCTCATACTTTGCCCGTTTGGCAGAAGACTGATTAGGTGCTATAATACTGGGGAGGCAAGGAACCTCCCCTTTTTTAATGTTATGGTAAAGTATTATAAGTGTTTTCAGTTTTAATTGTTTGTTGATCAATATACTGAGAAGACTCATCATAAAATAATTCTCTTCTCATGTCTTTAAGAACAGTTTGAAGATATTGTGGTTTTAAATGATAGATTAAACTTTTTTTATTGTTCTGTATTGTTTCATATTCATAATTACTAATTCCAACCACAGGATTTAAAGTACTTAATGGTAATATTGGATTTGGTATTGTAAAATTTGAATTTACAATTTGACCAGCAGATAGTATTAATCTTCCATGGTCATCCTTTACTTCAGTTGTTTCATAGTGATGAATAGCATTTAAATCATTTCCATAAATTCTTTCACAATAACGATACAAGTCTTTATTTGATAAGGGCCACTGATCTCTTAAATTAGTAATTCCTGCACTTATAATTACTATCCAATCATATTCAACACTTCCATAAATCTCTTCAGCAACTAATTCTGGTCTTGTACCATCAATAATTTGGTATTTGTTGAAAACTGTAAATACATTTTGTAGATCATCTCTAATTTTTGCTCTTCTGAAAATATTTTTTACAAGAAGATAATCTTGTGATGATTGCTTGTCGAAAAGAAATGATTGATACTGAACGTTTGGAAGTTCTCTAAAGTATGTCATTAGTAACCAACTCCTTCTGCAATACTTTGATAATCCTCTGCATAGATTGGAGAAAGTTCTTGAAATTGAAGTGAGAGAATCATATGCACTGGTGTAGCATCATTAAAAGTTGCATATTGACCAGATCCAGAATAATTAACACTCATGTTTGTTAAAGCACATGGTTTGAACTTATTTAAAAAAGGATGTGCTTTTGATCCAGTTCTGTATTGAATCTTAAATACATTTGGAGATTTTACAAAGAAACCACCGCCAGTTGATCCAGTAGAACCTTTTCTTGGTGTCATTTCTTGTTTAAAAGTTCGAATGATAGTCTTTATTTC